GCTTTCCGCTCCTCCTCCGCCGAGCAGATCCCAGTATGTAATGTCCGGTGGCTCCTGGTTGGTATTATCTGCGATGCAAATATAAGTAGCCCCACCATCTGTCACTACGTCGTTGATCACGTATGCTGTCCCGCTGTTCCACGCGTCCCGGTAGGTCATGTTGCCGATGGTGTCGCCTGCATTGATGCCGGTCACCACGACGATTGTTTTGACGCCGATGATCTGCAAACGCGAGCCGGTAACCAGTAGATCTGTGGGGTTGTTGTCTGTCCTTATGGCGATGCGATTGATCGCCGCGGTCGATTCCCAATTTACGGAATAGACGCCGTTGGCTCCTGTCGAGGAGTGTCGCAGAGACCAGACACAGGTGATTTGCTTGCGTTTGTTTCCGGTGTAGTTCTGGATCGTGATTGTAAATTCACAAAAGTCATCTGCTCCCGCGTTGGCGCCGGTGATGGCTGCAATGGACGGAATGTCCGAAGCTGCCCCGCCTACCGTTGCGCCGACGACGTTCTGCTGGTTTGCATGGTAATTTGTGACTGTGGTGTCATTGTTGAGGATGATATACATGCCGTCAATGGTCACGGCTGAGTTGGACCGTATCCGCCCGCGCAATATCAAATGGTCATAGGTCTGGTCCAAACTTGAAACATCGAAGCTGCCATTGCTGGCGAGCGTTTCATCATGTAGAACTTGCTCTGCGTATATGGTCTTTTTATCGACGGTCGCCTCCCCGCTTGCCAGGATGGTCGCCCAGGCTGCGTCTTTGCGTCCATAGGTTGATCCGTCACTCGGTGCATCGGTGAGGTATCCAGAGCCTTCCACTCCATCCAGCTTGTCTGCGTCCAGCCCGCTGCCCGCACCGTCCACGGCCAGGATAGCGGTTAGCAGGTTGGATGCCGTCAAGTAAATAGCGTCGAAATAAGTTTTAAGTGTGGCCTTGATATTTGACCACGTGACCTTCTTCAGCAGGTTGGCAGACCACGCTCCGAATTCATCCGTGTCTGCCGGTGCGGTCATGGCTGTGCCAGTGTGGATCGCTCCGGCTAGCTTTTCCCTGGTGTATTCGACATCGAACAGGGTGATGCGTTTCTCGCCGGCAGAGCTGTGCAGCAGGTTATATCCCAGCGATCCGGAGTTATCTGCCCATGTCCCATCCACGGTCCGAAACCAGACGGACGTGGTGGAAGCCTGAAAATAAACCCGTCCACGCAGGCTGTCTATTGCCTCCGCAAAAGTGGCGAAGGATGGCAGGGTCAGACGCAGCTCTCCGACCGTGTTGTTGTAGCCTATCTCTCCGCTGAAGGTTACTCCATCCAGGCTCAGCTCAAAGTTGTAGTAATCCCCGTTGAACGGTGGTAAAGACGTGTGCATGTGGAACGGTCCGCCAGTCGCTTCGATGGCGTACCATTCCCCGATAGTGAGGCCGGTGATTTCTACGCCGGTCGCGCTTGTTCCAGCAACCGATCCGGTTGCAATTTGAGAATAATTATCCGGAATATATTTCAGGTCGTCGTCGGTGGTGATGTTTCCGCCTGCATCTGTGATCACAACCCGCTGTGGATCATGCCCCGCGACATGCACTACATCGCCGGTCTGCGGAGGATAGGATTCCGGAATCTGATTGATGACCAGCGTCGATGTGGCGCGTTGGCCCGCGTTCTGCTTGGACAAAAGCCGGCGGATGATGTTGCGCAGCTCATTCGGGTCCGTATTGTTCAGGATGTCGTCGGCTCTCATAAAATCCCTCTCAACGTCATCCGGACCGTGTCCTGCAGCTCGTTATAGGCCATCGCCAGAATCCGCACGCTGCCACGCCAGCCACGCACGCCGCCGGGGAGATACACATCGGCAGCATGCGCCAGCAGCCGGTTGCCCAGGCGCAGGTTGGCAAAGGTCTCGCCGACGTTCATCGCATCGACGGTCAGGTCCAAAAAAGGACGCTTGTAGCTGTCCAGATAGGCCTGTGCATACTGGGTCAGCGTCGAGAGCTCGGTCACATTGCGGAATTGCACCACCTCGCTCCTGGTCCGGAAGATATCCTGTGAATCTTGATCCTCCAATACATTGGTCTGCAGCTGCGCTTCTTCCGTGGATTGGCCGCTCACCCCGATGACCCTGTTTTTGATCGAGCCGTTCACGTTCGCATCGATCACCGTCATGTTCGGGTTGGGATGACCATCGTGCAGCATAAAACCGGTATCCGCGCCCAGGCCCGGGCCTACGTCCGCGTATAGATAGAGCTGTCGGCGGGAGTTGAGCTCCGGGCGCAGGATCAGCTCTTGCCCGGACTCCTCCAATAGTTTGATCGCCTGGTCCCAAAGATTGCCCTGCTCGATTGCTTTGGCGAATGATGTCTGGATATCGCCGGAGTTGCCCGGGCTGAGAAAAGTCATCTCCTGCTCGTTCACAATGCGAATCATCTCCTTGATGACATCGGATATGGGCCCGTTGATCGACGTCGTGCGCTCGGCGGCGCGCAACGCAAACAGGTACTCGGCATTGTAAAGGGTGATCTCCACCGGCAGCGTGGCGCGCCAGGGCGTGTCGATCACACCCACCCAGGCGGGCAGCGGCGGGCGCTCGACCAGCACCATCCGGCCCAGCTGCAGCCAGGGCTGTACCGCAACATCATCGGGGATGGTGACCGTCGTCTCCCCTCCGTCGCTTACGCCCGGGTTGCCCAGCAGGATCCAGCCGCGGTTGCAGCTGGCTGTGAACTCTCCCACCGCGACATTATCCAGGCCAAAGACCACGATGCGGCTCACAGACGTCTCTTGTACCAGCTCAAGACCACCGACAGCTCGCCCAGGTCCGCGCCGCTGATGCGGATGCTGTTGGATGCGCCGCCGGTCAGACGCAAAGCGGGAGAGCGGGCCAGGTCGTTGCTGGCCACTGCCCCGTACGCGTTGAAACCGGCATAGGTTGCGACCCGGCTTTCCCCGTCCAGGCTGAAAGTCTCGCCTAGTAACATCATGAAATCCAATGTGACCGCGTCGCCGGTGGTCAGATTCTCGATGGTCAGCGCCAATGGATAATTTCCTGCCTCTCCCAGGAGTGCGCCGGTGGGGATGTTCGACGAGTCGAAATTCGCGGTGCAGGTCAGCATTTCGAAGATCGCATACGCGTTCGCTGCGCCGGCAAACCCGTAGGCCAACTCGAACCATAGATAAGGCGCAGCGGGTGATACAGACACGCCGTTATGGGTCCAGGCTGTCCAGGTGTCCGGGCTGCCTGGCGTCGACTCGCTCCACAGCGTGGTATCGACAAAATCGAATTGGCCGCTGCGGAAATCAGTGTATGTGGGCCAGCTGGTAGTGTTGCGGTACGATTCGCCAGTCACCGAGACGGACGTGACCTTCGCAGCGCGATAGAGTTTAGCGCTGAGAATGGGAGTGACATTTTGCCAAATGGATCCTACCTGGTAAGAGGCAACCTTCAGCCCGATGGCCGGATCGCCCGAGGCGGCATCGCGCTTGATATAAAAGATTTTGCTGACAGGTCCCGCGTTCCATATGCGGAATTGCAGCGCCGGGGTGCGGTTGGGATGGTCAGGATCGTAGAAATCTGCGGACGCATCCCAGATCCAGGAGGTATTGCTCGACAAGGACATGTTGATCAGCGGTTTGGTGTCATCGTAATTGGCATCACTCGTGGCCGGTGCGGCCACCGTTGAATTGCCATAGCGCATGAGCAATGGGTACTGGATGTACAGAAATGCATCGCCAGCAATGTGAGCCTGCTGCGCCGTCCCAAACAGGCCGCGCTGGGAGATGGTCAGTTTGCAATTGACGGGATCCGTGTCAGTGTAGGCGAACCACTCTGTGCCGTGGTAGATGATCCCCGCCTTGGGCATCTCGCCAATCTGTCTGGCGCTGTCTTCGCTCACGGCGAACTGTAGCTCGGTCACCGTGGCGGAATCGGAGATTCCGGTGGCCAGCACCAGCGAGAAACCCTTGGAAAGATTGAGATTGATCCACACATTGGTCGTGGCGTCATTCGGGTCGGCTATCCAGCGCTTGATCTCCTGCCCGGTGTTGAGATCGATAATCCGCAGGTCGTCGCAGTCGGCCTGCATCTTGCCCGCGGCCACCAGTGTGGCAGTATTTAGGGTAATGCACCAGGGGATCAATCCATGCGCCAGGTTTGGCGTGTTCGGCAGGCGGTAGAGATTTTGATACAGGTACCCGCTGGCCGGGCCGGCCACTGCGGTGATGTCCACGCTGAGCAAGGTCTCGTCTTTCCCGTCGACGGAGATCACCTGCGTTTCCGTAGTGCCGGTCACGGTCCAGGGATCTTCGGTGTCCGCGGTCACTGCGCGCCAGGCAGACGTTCCGGTCTGTAGGATCGCGGTGAAGTACTGCCCATGCTCGGGATCCTGGATCAGGTTGATCGCCCTGCAGGAGAGTTGATAATTGATCCCGTCATCTCCGAACGTCACCACCAGATTCCCATCCGTGCCGCGCTTGAACCAGGTCTTCAGTTGCGCAATCAAGGCATAACGATTGCCGTAGTTCAGGACCTGGATGCTCAATACTTTATTCTGCACGGCGACCGTGTATACGCCCGCATCGATGGCATCGGCATTGGGCTGCTCGATGAAAACAGGGACCGCATCCGGAAGTCCATGCGGGTTGAGCAAGGTGGTGCGGTAATTGGATCCATCGTTTACGTTGTGGCCGTCGAAGGTCTGGACCGTGATGAGCATTTAGTACCTGCGCCCTTTCAGCCTGGCGCCCAGGCTGCCCGTCGGCGTGTCACCCCGTATGACCACCGGCGCGAAAAATTGGAATTGCTCATTTTGCGTCGAGACCGACCCGCCCGCGTTCACACCCGCCGGCGCAGGCGGGGCTAACTGCAATCCCTTCATCGCTGTCGCCAGGCTGCGTTGCGCTGCATCCAACCCTTGCAACCCTCCCAGCCCAATAGATTCGACCAAATTCTTCCCGATCGAGAGCCCCCATTGGCTCGGTGATGCAATACCGAGCAGGTCCTTGATGTAGCCCAAGAGCGCATTGAAATTCGCAATAATATTGTCGACCAGGCTCTGCCAGTGTTCGTTCCAGCCCTCCCTGATCCCTTCGATCAGGGTGCGCCCGATCTTGCCCCAATCCGCCTCGATAAATGCCCGGAAGATAGCCTCGATCACCTGTACCACGGCTTGCAGGAGCAGCGGCAGGTTCTCCAGGATCCCGCCTGCCAGGGTCAGGATCAGTTCCACTGTCGCCGGCAGCAGGATCGGCAGCGACTCGATCAGCGCATCCAGGATCGCGCGCACAATCTCCGGGATCGCCGGCAAGAGCACCGGCAGCGCAGCGATCAGCCCGTCCGCCAGGCCGAGGATGAGCTTTAGCGCCGCATCGATCAGCAGCGGGATATTTTTCACCAGCGTCTTTACGATCAGGACCACTGCCTCCACGATGGCAGGGATCAGGGTCGGCAGAGCGTCTGCCAGCCCGTTGGCCAGCGCAATGACCGCCAGGAGCGCCGCCTCGATCAGCATTGGCAGGTTCGCGACGATCACATTGACCAGCATCAGCAGGATCTGCACGCCCGCCTGGATCAGTTGCGGCAGCGCCTGCACGATGAAACCAATCAAGGCCGTCAGGATCTCGATCCCCGCGTTCAGCAGTTCCGGCAGCGCAGCCAGGATCGCGTCCAGGATCGAGCGTACGATGCCTAAGCCCGCCTGGAGCATTTGCGGCGCCTGCTGCGCCATGTCCGTCGCGATATCCGTCACTAACCCGGTCAGCCCTTCGGCGATCTGGCCGAAGTCACCGTCCGCGCCGCGCACGATATCGGTGAAGGTCTTGAGATATCCGCCCACCTGGTCGAACACGGCCTGGAAGCCTGGCAGGAACGCGGCTGACAGCGTGCCCAGGGTGCCCTTCAACCCGGCTTGCAAGCTGGCCAGCGTATCGTCGAAGGCTTCGAAGGCAGCCACGTCCTCCTCTGACATCACCGCGCCGACTTCGTGGGCCTCCCTGGCCAGCCGCTCCAGTTCATCCGATCCCGCCTTGATCAGCGGGTTGAGCTCCATCGCGCTCTTCCCGAAGATCTCCATCGCCAGCGCGTCGCGCTCGGTTTCGTTGGGGATCCGTCCCAGGGCCGCGATCACATCCTGGAAGATCGCTTCTGAATCGCGCAACTGGCCATTGGCGCCGGTCAGGTCCACGCCCAACTTCCGGTATGCGTCTGCCGCTGCGCCCAGCTCGCCCGTAAATTTCTGGCCCTGGGCAACCGCCTCTGCTTGTTTCCGGTTGAAATCTTCCTGCTGCTCGACCGCGCTCCCCACCGTGCGGATCATCCGCGCCAGGGACCCCGTGATCGTGTCGGAAGATGTGCCCACCTGGTCGCCCACATAAGACCATTCTTGCAGCGCCGTGGTGCTAATCCCGGTCTTGGCCGCAAGGTCTACCAGCTCGGCGGAGGCTGAAGCTGTCGAAAAGACCAGCGCGCCGATGGCAACCGTTACAGCCGCTACTGCCGCCACCAGCCCCAGGACCACGGTCACGGTCGCCTTTGCCACCGCGCCCACCCCACCCAGCACCGATTTCAGGCCTTCGAGCTTCCCGCCTGTTTCCTCGCTCTTCTCCCCCAGCTCCTCCACTTCTTCCCCGGCGTCATCCGATCCGCTACGCATCTCCTCCAGCGCGCTCTCGGTGTTGCCCAGCTCGTTCTCCATTTTGTTGAGCGTCTCGGTCTCGCGGTTTAGCTTGATCTCCAGGTCCTGCGCTGCGCGCGAAGTTTCTCCTTTCTCGGCCGTGATGCGCTCGTACTCGGCCCGTGTGGCCGCCACCTTTTGCTTCTGGATATCGAGTGAGCTGTTGAGCGTCTTGATGCGCAGCTCCAGTCCGCTCGCATCGCTCGCCCAGTCCCCCAGCGCCGCGGCAGATGCGCGAAACCCCGATTCCACGACGCGCAGCTCGCGGTTCAATGCAGCTGTGTTCGTCTTGAAATCGGTGGTATCCAGTCCTACTTTTCCGGAGAGTTTGTTATCGTCTGCCACAGGTCACCATTTTCACTAGCCCGGTCACAGCCAATCCACCTGGTCCGCGTAGACCTGTTTCCTGCCTCCTCCCGCTTTTTGCCCCGACTTCCAGCTCGGGAACCGGAACACGAACGGGATCAGGCTCTCGATGTCGGTTTCGTCGATCTCACGCAAACTCCAGTGGAACATGCTCACGAGCATATATTCCAGGTCGAGCACCCAGTTGCCGTCGTCGCCTACTTCGATTTCTTCGGTTTCACCTTCGGCGGCAGGTCGGTAGGGTTTGCCTTCACCAGCGCGCTCGCTCGCGCTACGATCCCTTGCAAAACGGCCAACATCTCGCCGACGTCGGCGCCGTTATCCAGGTCCTGCACGCTGAACTGATTCCCGAAGACGTCAACGATCAAACCTGCAATGGCATCCATATCGTCTTCGTCGACATCGTCCTTATCAATGGACTTCGTCAGCGTGATAGCCTTCTTCAGCACGCCCCAGGGAATCGTCGAGCGTGAGTATTCCTTGTTAACTTCATCGTTCGCCGTGTAGAGCGTCAGCCTAATGGGTGTTGGCGGCATGTTTCCTCTCTCCCCCCTTCCCAGCCAGGGAAGGGGGCTAAGGGGGTAGGTCAGTTACGCAGTTGTGAAATCGTATGCCGTGATCGCCAGCGCCTGGCCATAGATATCGCGCGCACCCGAGACCACGATCAGGTATTGTGTTAAAGCGTCCAGGTTCGAGGTTGGATTGATCGTCACGACCGTGTTGGCCGCGTTGATCGTGATTGCAGAAGCGATCACCGTGCCATCTACCTCTACCAGGGAGATGCCCGTCACACCCGTGCGCAGCGCATTGTTGAAGGTCAGGGTCGGCGAGACGCTCACTGCCACACCGGTCGCGGCATCAGCAGGTGAAGGCGTGCAGGTCAACGCGGATGGCGAGCCGGCCACCGGCACCTGGACGTCGTCGAACCAGGTCGTTGCGGAGAAGTTAGTGTCGCTCGTTTCCCCGACATTACGCTTGACAGAGTCGGTCACCGACCCGCTCAGCACGAATTGGTGGACCGTGCGCACCGCCGTGAACTTCATTTTCTGACTCTTTGGGTCGGGCGTGTCACTCTCCGAGGCTTGCTCCTCGCTCGGAGGGCCAAATTTGCCCTTCAGGAACCAGTAGTAACGATAAGCGCCGCCGCTTTTCTTGGCCCGGAAGCCGAGCGCAATATCGGGCGGCGTGCCGCCGTTGTCAAAAAACCGGCCTGTGGCGATATCGTACACACGGCCCGTGATCACCGCGTGCACGTCCAGCGGCAGGCCTGTGATCTCCACGTCGACTTCGGTCTCGCCCTCGCTATTCATCGCGTCGAACGGCTGGTTGTCCGCATACTGAGTCTTGGAATTGCTCTTCGGCGCCTGCGCGATGTTCATGGCCGGCGCAAAGACCGCGGGGGTCCCCGCTGCATACGCGGACGCATCGTCCTGCGACACCAACGCATAATAGATTTTGTCGACGCCCACGAAAGATTTATTGTTGACGGTCATAATTGTCTCCTTCTACAGGTTGAATAAAATCGTGTACTCGCGCGCCATGCCGTAATGGCCAGTCTCCTGGTCGTAGGGCAGTTCCCGGGCAGGCCCACGCTTGAAACCGGCTGCCTTCATGGCTGTGTCGGTATCGGGCAGGCTGAGCAGCCCGCCCGTGGAATAAATGCTGAGCTGCATGCGGATGAACTGCTCGGTTTCGCCGTTATCCGCGTGCTGGTCGGGCACGTCGCTGACCAGCGACCCGACGATGTATGTTGCCGGCAGCGGGTCGGCCAGGCTGGCCCGCTCGCTCGAAGCGGCATAGGGAATGCCGGTGAGCGTGTTCATCGCCGTTTTGGTGAGCGTGTAAGGGCTGGTCATCAGTCCACGAATCCCATTGCGCGCAAAACCTCGCGCTGCTTTGCGCGGACCTTGTTCTTCATACGGTCGAACGCCGCCCGGATGTATGACTGCGGCGGGTAGAACTTGCCCCCGCGCTGGTAGCCGTATTCCTGGGCGTTGCCGTAGCGGGCTGTTTCCGCGTCTGGCAGGGAGCCGCCTGCGAGCAAACCGACCTCCACAAAGGTGAAATTGCCGTCGCGCTGGGGATCGGTCCGCACCAGGTTATCCTGGAGGTTGCCGGTGTCTTTCGGGACCAGCACATCCATGTCGTCCCGCAGCAGATCCCCGCTTTCCGTGAGTGCATCAGCCACCGCCGCGTCGACGTCGATGCCGGCCTGAGTAATGGCCTCCAGGTACGCATCTAACCCGTCGAGTTTGAACTGCGAGCGCACGGCCATGTCTCATCCTGCCTGCACCATCAGTTGCACTTTGAGCTCGATGTACTCGCCGCGCTCCTGGATATTATCCAGTGATGTGATCTCGTAACGGTCGTCGCCTTTTTTCACCACGCAGGCCTCGTCCACGTCTGCCCGGTAGCGCAGCAGCACGGTTGCCGCCTTGCGGGCCTGCACGGCCTGGGCCTGCAGGGCCTCCGCGCCGTGGGCATTGGTCCATTTGACCAGCACCGTGGATATGGTGGTGTAGCTGGTGCGGTGTTCGAAGCCGCCGCTGTCCTGTGTGACCACCGGCCGCTCCAGCGTGACCGGTGTGCGCAGCTCGCCGGGATTGGTGAGACGGTTGCCGATCCTCATGGGGTCACGTCATCCCCTGGCGATTTCAGGATCACCACGTACAATTTCTCCGAAAGATCGCTCGCCGATGTCTGCTGGAGGCAGCCTTTTACCGAGATCTCGCTCTCGAAACTTGCCGACTGGGATCCGCTGACGCCATAGACTCCCACCAGGCTGATCACATCGTCGCCCAGGAGCGCGCCCGGCAGGGAGATCGATCCGGCGCCGTTCACGCCTGTGAATTGGTATTTGCGGTACTTTAGCGCCTCGGCTTCGAGCTGTGCCAGCGCGTTGAGCAGGCCGAAGGGCATCACGCCCTCGGCGCCCACCATCGCGGGATTTTCGTACCACTGCACCAGGAGCATCGTGGCCGCAGAAATGGCCCGCGCGTCCTTGGTCGTGTCCTGGGTCCAATCCCGGCCGGTCGCCGACTCCACGAACGCATCCACCTGCGGGAGCAGGTCGAGCATGCGCGCATCGGTGGTGGCCACGCGCAGGGCGTTGGCAGCTTGCTGGGCGGTCAGGATGTTGGCCATTGCCACGTTCTCCAATTGGAGGGACGGACGGGTTTCCCTGCCCGCCCCTGATATCTATTTCTTTTTCGTCCCGCCGCTCTTCGGCGGGGATGCCCCGCCGAAGAGCGGCGGGGGTGGGGGTTTTTT